TGTTGTGTAGCCTTAGCATCAGCAGCGGCTTGCGCTTCAGCAGCTTCCTGAGCGGCCTTGGCATCCGCAGCCTCCTGAGCTGCCTTAGCATCAGCAGTGGCTTGCGCTTCAGCCGCTTCCTGAGCAGCCTTAGCATCAGCAGCGGCTTGCGCTTCAGCAGCTTCCTGAGCGGCCTTAGCATCCGCAGCAGCTTGCGCTTCAGCAGCTTCCTGAGCAGCCTTAGCATCAGAAGCCTCCTGAGCAGCCTTAGCATCAGAAGCCTCCTGAGCAGCCTTGGCGTCAGCAGATTGATCTATAGCTGGTTCTGTAGATACCTCAACTATTTCAGCAGCCGGCTCAGCAGGCGGTTCAGCAGGCGGTTCAGCAGCCGGCTCAGCAGCCGGCTCAGCAGGCGGTTCAGCAGGCGGTTCAGCAGCCGGCTCAGCAGCCGGTTCAACGACCGGCTCAGCAGGCGGTTCAGCAGCCGGTTCAACGGCCGGTTCGGCAGCCGGCTCAGCAGCCGGTTCAACGGCCGGTTCGGCAGCCGGCTCAGCAGCCGGCTCAGCAGCCGGCTCAGCAGGCGGTTCAGCAGGCGGTTCGGTAGGTACATCGACAGGCTCAATAGGTGGTTCCGCTGGTGTTGAGTCAGACATTCTACCTTACCGTGAAAATTCATTTCCTTAGAAATGAATTTGAGGGATTCCACCGTGCATCTCAAATTTGAAATGCCACGGTATACAGTTAGACCAACGGGTATTTGCAATGCCCGTTGGTCTAAATTCAAGATCTTATGATTAAGAATTTATTTGTAATATAAAAAAACTTAGATGAGTAATTTACGCGCCGTACCCGCACCTCCGTTACCTCCCGCATTGGCCGTCGGTGTAATCGAGCTCGAGTCAGCACGAGTAAACACGGTAACAGAACCACCACCTGAGCCACCGCCAGTAACACTAGCATTAATTCCTCCAGCAACGCCATTTGCTGTAATTGTACCAGAACCAGACAGTGTACCTTCGCAAATGATAATAAGTGTTCCACCTGTTCCGTTACCTCCATTATACGATGGATTACCAGCAGGTGACGCACTTCCACCAGGATTACCTGCGCCGCCAGGCGCAATTGAGGCAGTCGAAGAAAATCCTGCACCGCCAGCACCACCATTTGCACCTGCATTTTCACTCGAGCCTGTACCAATAAGAGCACCTGACCCGGAACCTCCTGAAAAGGCTGTTCCAGCAGATCCAGTACCTACTGAACCCGATGCACCTGTGTAGAAAGTACCACCACCGCCACCACCAGAACCACCTCCAGAACCAGATGTACCCGAATTTTGCCCAACAACTGCTAAGCTAGCCGCACCCGCACCGCCAGTACCAGGAATCGCAGGAGTTGCAACTGTACCTCCTCCTACAATTGAATAGGTGCCTGATGCCAGACTAATCGTATTTGATGTAACGGTTGTTGAGTTTGCACCCAATCCAGTCATTGAAATCGCTCCATTAACAGTCAAATCACCCTTCACATAGATAACCGTAAAAAGCTTACGAACTGGAGGTGTAAAAGTCTGGCCAGCTCCAATGATTAAATTGCCATTGACAACGATTAGAGCAGAAGAGTTATCCGCATTTGTTGTGAACCAATCAGTTGAAGTAAATGTGCTTACAGTTGTTGTATTTGCTATCATATAATCAAAAGATCCAAAAGAGTATCCATTGATTGTTAGAGTGCCTCCACTCGTAGGAGTTACAGTAGTATCAGTGTTTGGTATAACGATAGCTCTCACGAAACTTAGTAAATCATTGCCGGAAGTAGGCATATAAAATTGAAGGTTTGTGTTGACAACTAGGAATGTAATATTTCTAATAAATAAGTCTTGCTCCGCTGTTGTAACTAAAAGAGACCCAACATCAGTGTAATACGTGCTTGATTCTGAATTGGTTCCTCCACTTCCACCTTCTATCTTTATCCACTTCTGTAGACCGTACTGTACAGCTGTTTTTTGCATTAAATAATTTGCATACTGTGCACGATTTCTATTCTTTTCAATTAACTCACTGGCAGACAATGCTTTGCCGATAATCAACGACATTCTATCTAGAGAATGGAAGTAATCGTAAAGGCTTCGAAATCCTCGTTCCACTCCGCGAGAGTTAACCAAGACTTTTCTGTTGTTGATTTCTCAGCCAATAACTTACTGAGTGCTAGTGTCTGGACTGACGCGCGACCTAGATCTCTATTTGAACCATCATTCGCCCTGAGTTCATACACATCGGGCTTGCCGATGACAGGTGAACAGATCAGACACTGCTGACCCTCCTTCAAGTTCTTACTAGCCACTAGACCAGGCTCTGGTCTACTAGGCTGCTGAATAACCTTTAAAAGACGCAATGTCGGTAGCTCAGGCATTAGACATATATTTCCACCTGTGCCCACAACTCCCTGAATCGCAATCTGAATCTCATTTAGTGAGTAGACAGGCGCAACTCGAATCTCCCATTCAAGCTGAAAATGCTTATCGGCAAACCAGATATGTGTTGCGAACTTGTGGAGCAAAGCCAAGCGCTCACTATACGGTTTACTTGAGCGAATCTGCTCACCATTCGCCACAATACAGTCCTCTAACAAAATTAGTCCTTCACTTTGATAAATGGAGACACCAAAGATCCACGACGCAGTAATGGCCTCACGATCCAAGCGCATCGGAAGAACTTGAGAGCGATTCGGCTGCGATTCGTTGATCACTAGAGGACGCTGCTCGGGACCAATGATCAGGTAGCCCTGGTGACCTCTGTAGGGCCGGGCAAAGGTTACATACCGATTAGATCGAAGACGAGTATCATCACGATCTGAACGGTAGGGGACTGCTGGCGCTCTAAGAACGTCAGGAAACACTTCAGGAATTCGCTGTACCCAGTTGCGTTCATTTGGATTTGGATTTAAAAAACGGATACCTTCGAGCTGGAGTTTGGAGGTTTTCAGTGACTTCTGATGGGACATTCTATACTATACTATAGGATGAAGGTTTAGACCATCTTGACCACAACAGCATTGTTTAGATCAGCAGGAGGAAGAATAAGTGCATTCTTTTCATCACAATAGACAAGCGCCTTGTTAAAAGATCCGTACACATTTGTATCAAAGGACGCATACCCAGGCGGAAAGTAATTTGTTCCATTATCGTGTCGTACAATTTCAGATGAATTGAGGATCGCAAGAGTATAGGATGCAATACCTGGACTCAGAATAATACGAGTTTCTGAATGATAATTAGCAAGCAGTGGATACTTGAATGTATGCCATTCTTCATTGAGAGCCTCAAATGAATCAATAATCTCCATATCAGTCTGTTCTCGATTACTGTGACGAACATATATATATGCTCCCTCCGAACCTGTATAGCACTTGATGCCGACAACAAGTGGCTTCATTTCTAGCCATCCTGAGTGCCCAAACTTGCTGATCATCGTATCTAGGCCTGTCGCTAGACGAAATTCAAGATCATTTTCATAGTTTACTTTTGTTTTCACTAAAAGATACTTTGATAAGTTATCTTTTAGAGGCAGATTCTGCTTGAGAATATCGAACTCATTGAGTGGCATCGACAGTGTGTAAGCTTCATAGAAATATTTACGACTTCAATTTTTTACTTAGTTTGCGTGCTTTTCTTGTTTTACGTCTACGTTTACCGCCTTTCTTGTCTAAGGAATTTATTTTTTCAACTGTATCTTTTACTACCTGTTTTCGTAGTTCTTTTAATGCATTATATCTAGTATCATATTCAGCCACTTTATCATCAATACGTTTTTTTTCTTCCTCACTATTGTGAATTGGATCTGACTTATAAATAATATCATATTGTTCATTAAGTATAGTTACAATATCATTATCAATCTTTTGTAATATAGCAACCGTTTCAGCAGGAAAAAAAGTATAATTTTTAGATTCATACATCGCGTCTAGAAATGCTTGAGGTGCATTCCAAGTCGCCGGTTTAGTTGCATTATTAGGTTCATAATAGTATTTTCTAGAGTCTTTATTTAATATACGTGTATATCCAGCAAAATGACGCGGCCAACTAAGAAATGGTTTTTCTTCCATTCTATCTTAATAGATCCATACTATTAAAAGGCGGAATAAGCTCCAGGCTCAGAACTATCATTCGCAAAAATGCCATTCATAAATTCACCACCATTTGACGCGACTTCAGGAGCAAATGCTTGCATTGAATGAGCAGCCTGGCTTGAACTTGCTGAAGCAATACCTGAAGCTTCCGCAATCTCACGTGTTGAATTTGACGGGGCCGGCTGGAACATACGTTCAGGATGACGGAGGCGCTCCGGGATTGCAGCACTTTCTTGATTCGGTGCGTACTCATCATTTGCCACTTCGGGGCTGATCATTCGCACTTCATCTGAAGCTGCGGCTTGAGAAGGTACACTAGGTCCACCCGAGACAACTGTGCGTCTAGGGTATTGGCGGGGCTGCTGGTCAATAATTGGAGCAGCAGCCGATGTATCTAGACTAGTAAATCCATCTCTCGGTAGGAAAAAAAGAATTGCACTGAGGACTGCCAACAAGACAAAGAGCAGCCCAACACGGAAAGACATCTGAGGCACCAGGAGGAAAAAAATACGCTTAATTTGACTTTCGGTTCTGATTCTTATTTATTTTCTGAGTTTTTACTGTCGGAGGTATATTTTGAATTGTCCAGCCAGGAATTTCGTAGTTTGTAAAAATACCTTTCAAAAGAGGAATTTTTTCAGTCCACGTATATCCAGCCGGTGTATCCCAAAGTTCTAAAGGCTCCAGTATTTCCTTTACTTGACCATTCTCTAGAATATCTAACTCAAGAATCCGCCAATAGAATTCAGTACCATCAGGCCATCGTTCGACTTTCTTATCACCTGAATCCCAGATATCTAGATAGAGTCCAGTAGAACTCGTTACATCCATTGATTGATTTTGTAAAGGAGTCCACGTACGTGTGACTACCATCTACTAAATTTGAGTCGCTGCGATTTAAGCATTAGCCACCATAGACAAGTAGAATGCCATCGACATTTCCCATTCTTGAATTAAAACAGGATGGCGATATAGCGTTTACTCGGGTAAAGGCCGTAGGTGCTAAGCCTGTTCTTAAGGATATGCAGTTGTACTTGAAGAAGAAGACACCACCTGCTCTTCTCACATTCTATGCGTATGGACAGAAGCGCTTGAGTTTCTTTGGATATACAAAGGGAAAGGATGAAGAAATCTCACAGCATCAGTTACCTCCTCCTTTTGAATCAGGGGACGTTGAGATTTATGGCAGTATCTTGCTTGTAGCACACGCCGTAAAGCAACCGTGGGATAGTGCGATTGAAACATTCGCACCATCAGATTATGAAGTATTCTTTGAAAAGGCTTGCTCGGGTGAATTGGAACCTGAAGAGGCCAATGATGAAGAAGAAGTTGATGAAGAGGAGGTTGAGCCTGAAGTGGATATTGTAGAAGAGGAAGAAGAAGAGGAAGAGGAAGAAGAGGTAGAGGGTGATGAGGCGATTATACAGCCTATAGAAGAGGAAACCCTTGAAGATATTCTGCCTGCTGTGACGCGGGCATCACGAAAGACTGTTAAAGTTGATCAGCAGCAGATTCAGTTTCAATATGTCTCAACGTTGAAGCCCGAGACAGATGCCGATCGTGAACTCGTTACATCAGTCAAAAGCCGTGCTCTGACATTTGATATTCTACTAAAGCTTTGCTCAGATATCTGTACTGAGGATGAGTGCCTTGATTTAGAAATGGGTATTTACAATGGATCACTTGAGGAGGCAAAAAAGCGACTTGTCCCCCAGACGTGGGATCACGAATCGTTTCGTTGGATTTATACTATGATTTCTAAGCGTGTTATTAGCAATTTCCAGCCAAATTCCTATGTTCGCAATTCGCATTTGATTGAGCGTTGGAAGGAGGGTGAATTTACACTTCAGGAGATTGGTCATTGGTCATCGTATGAACTTCATCCGAACTTTTGGAAGGGTTTGAAGGATCAGCAGTTCCGGCGTGAACAGAGAATCCTGGAAGGAAATACTTCAATGGCGACGGATCGTTTCCGCTGCTCTCGCTGCCAGAAGAAGATGACTACGTACTATGAAATGCAGACGAGATCGGCAGATGAGCCGATGACGATCTTTATTAACTGTATGAACTGTGGCAAGCAATGGAAGCAATAGCCCTAAAGGGCTATTGCCACACATCGCCTTCGGCGATGGAAGCAATAGAAGTCATCCGCGCTAAATATATCTAAAGAACTTCAGGTACAAAATAGTAGAAAATGTCTGAAGCAATCCCTGATCTCAAGACATATGATGGATTTGAAAACTCTCACTATGTATTCAAGGATTCTTACAGTTTTTTTGGTAAGAATATTCTAAAGGCAGTCGGAATCTTGGTAGGACTGCCTAATTGGAAGAATGATCTTCCTATTCTGGAGAGTTACTCAATGCCTTTTGTCGCCTGTAATCCTAATAATGATGCACCTGAATTCTGTGAATCAATTAAGACCAAGGGAACCAAGCTTCTCCAATGGCTTTCCTATATGAAGGAAGAGAAAGTGTCCACATTTTACATTAATCCGAAGTGGCTTCTACCGGTTACTCAGATGCCTGATAATAAGACAGGAACTATTTTGAACAGTAAGGGTGAGTCCGTACCGATGGTCTCTTGGACAGATGTAGTCAATCAAGCCAATTCATTAAAGGGACCTATGAAGTCAGATGATCCATATTTTGCTGTCTGCCGCATTGATATTGAGAACGAGATAGACATAGTTTCGAGTCTTTTAACGTCTCAGTACCGCCCCTCAATTCTCTACATTCGCTGGTCTGAATCACCCGATGAGAGTCAATTATATTGCGAGGCGGCTGGACACGTGCAGACGTGTGGATATCGTCTCCTTGCCGTAAATAATGGATTCTATATGTATCAGTATACAGGCCAAGATATGTATTCCTGCTGTTCTTGGACCGAGCCGTCAATGGAGCATCCGTTTATTCAGTTAATGAAAGAGCAGGCTGAAGAAATACTACGCTCTCAGCTGCCTCAGACAGACAAGCAAAACCTTTATGGCAATTTCAATTCCCTTTCGGCTAGACAAGCGTCTACATTTTACATTAATCCGGAAGAAAACGTTTCTACTTCTAAGTAGAGGGTCCGCCCTGAATGAACCCATGTCGAAGGTTGTTATGTAGTTTACCGATTACTCGATCAAGTCTCCTTGAACGCACAATCGCAAAAAAAGCAAATCCTTACGTAAAAAGATATAATAAAACATTTTCATATCTTCCTAAATCTATCTCTGCCTATCAGAGGGAGTCTTCCCATGAAGAAATTAAAACAATATACCCGACAGGCTTTGGCCAACCATTTAGGCACACTTCCTACGAGCCCGTCCGTACCTCCAGTATCTGCCACCAGGCGACCAGGCGACGGGTTCTACAAGTACGTGAATCATCAGTGGTTAGAGAAAACCTCATTAGCCCCTTGGCGTAGTGAATATAGTGTAAGTGATGAGATTGAAGATAAAACAGATAAACACCTACTCGCAATTATAAACTCAATCTCTAACGCAGCACCATCTACAGAGACTCCAACTACGCCAAGTGACACGATTCAAACTATTAAATATCTCTGGCATCATCGGACTGTAGAAAATGAAGAAACATATTTACACATACATTTACGTGAAATCTTAGCTGCGAGTACACGCGAACAACAAGCACATTATCTAGGACAACTTTGTCGCTATCGTTTACACTCGCTGTTTATGATTCTAAATGAAGAAGAAACAGAGCCTCCATATTACGTAAGATCTTCAATTGCCACAGGAAAGCTAACGCTTCCTATGGAGTATTACTTAGATTCAAATCTAGAAACATCTCCTGTTTGGGAAGCCTATACACATTTTATTCAGGTATGCGCAACTGAACTTGGATCACCTATTCTTCTAAATGTAATAAATGCTGAACTAGACGTTTCCCGTATTTTAAATACATCCTATACTACACTTTTAAAACGTGTAAAAGGAAGCCAGTTATCAAGTGTGGAACCGCAGTTTGAATGGACTTCCTTTATGGAAGGATGGTCTATGGATCCAAAGTGGCAAACACGCTATTGGCTTATTGATTCGTTTGAACGGACTAAACGGGTTTTACATTGGTATGCTACAGCAAAGCCTGAATATATTACAGCCCTGCTTTCATTTAATATAATTACAGATGTGGCACCCTATTTACGAAAAAAGATTGTCAATGCTTATATTAATCTATTTTATACAGCATTGAAAGGCGTCAAGCATATTCCTTCAGAATCTCAACAGCTTCTTGCCCTTATCAAAGAGTCTGTGCCAGATTCTCTCTGTTCACTGTATTCTAAAGATCAAGCAGAAAAACGATCATTGAACGATGTAAAATTCCTGGTGAATACAATTCGTGACTCTGCGATATCTATTGTTGGAAATACACATCTTTTTAAAAGGAAGACAGCCTCTGCTGTCAAGGAAAAAATTAGACGAATGCGGTTTGAAATAGGATCTGGAAAATTAAATACACTCCCTCGCATACGATTTCCAACAGATAGCCTAGTCCACGCACTCTTTAATATTCAAGAGGCTCGATCTGAAGATTTATATATCAATATTGGAAAACCTTCATATAGTGATCATAAAGAAATGTATGCGTCATATGACGCAAATGCTTCATATTTTAGTGAATCGAATCATATTGTAATTCCTTGGGGTATTCTACAGTGGCCATTTTATTCTAAAGATGCTCCGCTTGGGTGGAATTATGGTGGTATTGGCGCTACAATTGGTCACGAGATGACGCACGCATTTGATCTTGAAGGGAGTCAGTATAATCCGAAAGCAGTGTATAAGGAATGGTGGACTCGTAAAAATCGTAATAGCTTTAAGAAAAAGACAAGAAAAGTCTCTAAGGTATTCTCCAAAATATCACATTATGGTCTACACTTGAATGGCGAACGGACACTCAGTGAAAACTGGGCAGATCTAGGCGGCTTAACGATTTCGTTGAATGCTTTAAAACAGCACTTGATACACATCAAAGCGAATGAGAATATACAAATAGAAGCACTCCGTTTTTTTTTTATTGCCTATGCTGTTTCATGGAGATCTCTTACACGAAAGGAACAGATGATTTTTTCAATCCAGACAAGCGTTCACGCTCCATCTGAAGATCGTGTGGATGCCATTGTAAGTCAATTTCAGGATTTTATAGATGTATTTGATATTCAGAAAGCAGATCCTTTATATAGATCTCAAGGTGAACGTCTGCAGTTTTTCTAGATCGCTAAAGCGATCGTAGTAAAACTAACCACTGACCGACAAAGCGGTCAGTTCAGTTTTTCTAGATCGCTAAAGCGATCGTAGTAAAACTAACCACTGACCGACAAAGCGGTCAGTTCAGTTTTTCTAGATCGCTAAAGCGATCGCAGTCTAAATGTTTTTCTAGTAGAATAAAGTAGAGATGAGTAGTTCGACAGTAGCTGATTCACGAACAAGTGAAGTTCGCAAATCAGATAAAATATATCCATCGCATATGGCATTACCTTTTTCATTTTGTCAACCACAGTTTGGCTACACAAATAAAAAAATATACGTAAAACTACATGGGCAATCATATTTGGATGTAGGTGAATTTCCTACTGGTTTTCCTCATACGATTCAAGAGTTTCTATGGATATCACAAGGAAACCCAGGTACAGATATCTGGATATGTTTAGGGCGTCTTAATTTTGGTGCTTATTTCTATTATACAGCATCGTGTAATAATACACCTCGTACTTTTTTGGATGGTGGTTCGATGAGTCTATGTGTTACAACTGACTATTCTAAAATTATTCAGTATGCGATGGATAAAGATGTATACGCCCAATATATAAGTGAAACTAAACCTTATGAGTATAATCCAATTGTAGAAGCTAGTCCTATACTCTCTCTACCATTACAATAGGAGTAAATCAGATAGGCGCCACTTTTCAAACGTACCATCAGGCATAGGACGCTTAATCAGAATCGGTAGCCGGCGAGCTTCAAGTTCAAGACGAGCAATATCACGAAGTTCTGTAATGTGAGCCGGTACTGCGATATACGGCCGAGCACCCTGGCTCAACTGATTTGTACGGAATCCGAGAATTTTCGTACGCTCAAACTGAGTTAAATAGGGGACACTTCGGTGCTTTTGATCGACTTGACCATCGGGATTCGCGAATGTTGGCGGTACATTGGTCAGAAGCATATCCATTGCTACACTTTCAATTGTATCAATCTTTGCTTCAGGATGAAACTTTAGAAGCTCATTACCTAGATCTTTGTTTTGCTGCTTGTTAGTCTGATCAAGAGTAGTATCATCTACATCCAAATCGTCCGTAAACTCCTCATTTTCAACACCACCGTTGCCTTCATCATTATCTGCCATACTAGAACTCTACTACTATGGAGTATTCATTTTTTAGACCTAGTTGTAACTAAATTAGACCCGTGGACATTTCTAAAGAAGATTCAAGCCCAAAATGCCGAAGGCGGGCATTGCTTAGTACCCGTTTAAAATGTCCACGGGTCTAAATGTATCACAGGTTTAACGATTACGTCGGCGGGATCGGCCTGCTCGAAGTCTTTTGCTCTTTCCTACATTTTTCTTTTGTGAACGGTGTTTCCGCGTGGATTTTGAGCGCTTTCCGCCCTGCGGAGGAGGAAGAAATTGTTCTGAATTTAAAGAAAATCCCGCTGGCCATAGTGCAGCAGCAGCTTCATCCCCTAAATATGCTCGATCCAATGCTTGAATAGTTACCTCTACGTTGAATCGATCACGTTCTTTACTAAATTTTGTACTTTTTAATCCTTGAATCCGATGTCCTATTGTCCCTCCAAATGAATTGGGTTCAATAATCTCATCGCCATTTACCCGAACAAGTGAATCAAAATCAATTAATTTAGCACGCATTGCTACTGGATCCCATACAACATTTTCAGGCTTTATGTCACGATGAAGTATATCTCTGCTATGTAAGAAGGCTACCGCCTCATTTAATGTTGCCATAATTATCAAACGATTTGCCTGATATACATCTGGTCCAATTGTGGCAAGATCCACGCCAACTCGTGGAAATGTTTGATAAATTCCAGTACCAATTACTTCTTGCTTGAGCAAAGGTACTAAAAACAAATCAATAGTAGGAAATTCATTTAATTCTTTTAAGATTTCTGCTGCTGGGTTGCGGAATCTAAGCGGGAAATCCTTGGTAATTATTGCGACTCCCGCATGGGGATTTGGGTTTTCATAAGAAAGATCACGTGATTTCTGTAAACGCTCAGGTGTTAACATTACCTTTGGCTTAGCCCGTATCAAGCCAAGAGGGGGCGGCTTACCAATTGCAAACAAAGGATTAGCGTTAGCGGCAGCAGCACCAGCACCACCAGCACCAGCAGCGGCAGCAGCGGCAGCACCAGGATCCATTTATAATGTGTATATATAAAAATTTGGAACGCCGGTCCAGCTAAAGCTGGGCCTAAAGTTCTCGCAGGCTCTAAATTGCGGCCCAGCTAAAGCTGGGCCTAAACTTGAATACGATTTCAAAAGGTATACAGGTATGGCCGCTACCTCAGATTTACGTACTCCTTCATCTGTAAGAGAATACAAGTCTTTTGATGACATGAATTTGTCACAAGATCTTTTACGTGGTATTTACGGATATGGCTTTGAGAAGCCCTCCGAAATTCAGCAAAAGGGAATTATGCCGATTGCCTCTGGTCTCGATCTAATTGCGCAGGCTCAGTCGGGAACCGGCAAGACCGGCACGTTTACAATCGGAAGTCTTGCCCGTGTAGACCCCACAATTAAGCAGGTTCAAGTTCTGTGCCTAGTTCCTACTCGTGAGCTCGCTCAGCAGATTCAGATTGTCGCGTCTCAGATTGGCACTGCGATGGGTATTCAGGCCTACGCCGCAATGGGTAAGACGCCTCTTCGTGAGGATATGCGGGCCTTACAGAAGGGATGCCAGTTCCTTGTCGGTACTCCTGGTCGTATCTATGATTTAATGAATCGCAAGTACTTTCAAACCGACTATATGAAGGTCATTATTGTAGATGAGGCGGATCAAATGCTTGAGAACCGTTTTAGAGAGCAGCTCCAGTGTATTCTGAGTCTCGGATTTCCTTCCTCTGCCCGATGCGCATTATTCAGTGCGACAATGTCAGACGAAGTTGTTGAGTTTGCGGAGAAGCTGCTTGATAAGCCAGTACGTATTCTCATTCCCCCTGAGCAGGTAAAGCTTGAAGGTATTCGTCAGTTTCGCGTAGACTTGGATCGCGAGGACTGGAAGTTTGAGGTTTTGCTCGATCTGTACAAGCATCTTAATATTACACAGGCGCTAATTTACTGTAATAAGCGCCAGAAGGCGGAATGGCTCGCTGAGAAGATGACAACTGCCGGCTTTCCGATCACGTGTATTCACGGTGATATGGAAGTTCGTGATCGTATGGATCGGATGACTTCATTTCGCAAGGGTGATACGCGTGTAATGATCAGCACAGATTTGCTGGCCCGTGGTATTGACGTACAGCAGGTAAGTCTAGTTATCAATTACGAGATCCCTCAGCAGATCGAGAATTACATTCACCGCATTGGCCGCTCAGGTCGGTATGGCCGCAAGGGTACAGCAATCAATCTGATCTCTGGTGACGATGCCCGCTCACTCAAGGAGATTCAGGATATGTACAAGGTAGAAATTGATATGCTACCGCAGGATTTGAGTAAGATTAGTCTGGTGTAAAAATTGAGATGGATAAAATATCATTTTTAGATAAGATGTCGCGTTTGGTTCGTATCGGAAAAAAAATGATTGAACTTTCAGGTCTGCAGGGTATTTGGCTGGGACCTGATCATTTATCTAACTCCCGTATAACATTGTACTATCCTAAGGGTCCTACATTGTATATCAACTATGAGTGTAATGAGTTTGAGCAAGCTGAAAAGGATAAAAAGAATCTAGAGGAAGCTAAGAAAGAATTTGAAAAGACATTAGAGTAATCTTTATCAAGTAAAAAATAAAATTCACATTTTTAAATGCCGATTTTATTTTGTTTACTTATCTTCAATTACCACATCAAAAATGTATTCGGATTTAACGAGGGCCTAGCCATCTCAGTTGTATACTGAAAAGAAAACGGATAATACCCTGTCCAATTATTCCAGACCATCCTGCCACCACTAGCCTTACTCAAGAAATGGGTGTTGTAGAGATCCTGATAGTACTTATTTATCGATGAAAACGTGTATGAACTTACTACAAATAACGGTGAGCTATCTACAGAAAGTCTTTCAGGCATTACACAAAAATTACACGGGACATTCAAGTGATTGAGTATCTTCTCTTGAAACTTACACACAAGCGGCAAATCTACAATTGTATAGGACTGTACAATTTCGGGTGCGATTGTCTGGATCCAGAAACACTCACCGCCAAATCCACCTCCAATCTCTAGAATATTTACCTTCTGATCTGGAAACTTAGTCTTAACCTGCTTAATAGCTAAGAGTGCGTGATAGATATAACGAATTGCATTGGATGAAACTACAGACTTAAGCACTTTAGAATAAAAAAGTGAGGGCTTTCCTAGACTACAAAACATCAAGATAGCATCACTGTACTGACGATTTACCATTTTTTCAACAAACTCTGGGAATTCACGAACAATACAGTCAACATAGAGTTTAGCATCTTCTATACTCAATCCTAACATACAGTCTACATCAAAATCTTTTAGAAATGTATACTCCTCTACTTTCGGAATATCAAGTTGCTTAAGTAACGCTATTTCAAACGCTGAAAATGTATGATTTGTAGGAATATAAGACATATACTCAGAGATTAAAGAACTTCTTTAGATATTACTTATATGGAGGCCTTGAAAACTCAATTGTCTACAGATAGCATTGTAAACACCGTTGTTCAGAGATTTATACAGCGTTCTGAATTTGGACAAAAAAAGTATGGTGTAACACTGGATCGTACAGATCTGAAGACTGCTGATTGGATTCAACATATGCAGGAAGAATTGATGGATGCCATTTTATACTTGGAGAAGCTCAAGACAACTACCGAGGGGTTGTCGACGCGGGAGGTCGCGGCCCCGACGCAGTAGGACCATACCACATTTCACGGGGCTGCAGGCGTACAGCAGGACCTGTAGGCCCAGAAGCAGCAGGACCTGTAGGCCCAGAAGCAGCAGGTCCAGATGTAACTGGCCCAGTAGAGCCCAGCGTAAATACAGGGCCTGTGGCAGATGCTGTTACAGTTGCTGGAGCAAGAAGCGGGCTACGAACCGCACTTGAAGTTCGTCCTGTCTCCCGCACATCAAAGCGACACGTCGGGCACCGAACCGATCTATTTAGGAGCCAATTATCAATACAGGAACGATGAAACTCGTGTTGGCATACGGTCAATCGCCGAACCATTTCACCTACGTGCATTTCATCCTGGCAAATTGCACAGAATTCCTCTGAATCATCCTCCAATGTGCGTTCTGTGCTTGCTCGCTGAATTACCTCATTCGAAGCGTGTACAACTACATCTTCTTGCCTAGGCCGCATCTGAGTAGTTAGGCCAGGGCCAGGACCAATAAAGCGCTGAATAAGCGGCAAAAGCGCAGTAAGCTCAGCAAGGCTTGTTAGAGGCTCAACATCAAGATCAACACGAACCGTCTGACTATTCATAGTTGTAGGTGAAACCATAGGTGTAGGAATAAAGACGGATTCCTGATAGAGATGCCGACCTCTTGCTGCTAGATTGAAATGTGCATCAATTTGCCGATGCACATATCCAAAGACTTGCGGCAAAGTCTGAAAACGCTCAGACCTGTAAAGAAGCTGGGGGAAATAGTTATGAATGTCATCTAGAAGAGCAGATCCGTAAACAGTCTGATACGACTGAGATCCTGCCATCACTGTGCCAGTTGCTGAAAAAAATGAATCATTCATTTTTTGTAGCGACTGTATCACAAATGGCCGAATCCTCTTTCGATAAGAAAAAGGGGCAGATCGGCTTGGCAAACCTAGGCAATACCTGTTATCTCAACGCAGTTCTTCAGTGTCTGCGCCACGTATCGGATCTTACGCTCTTCTTTCGTAATCACTCAGATCAGTGGATTCACGATGGTGACGCAAAGGATTCGACACTCTGTAAGGCCTATAAGGAACTAGTACAAGGACTCTGGTCTGGAACTCCTGAAGGCTCAAAGCCTATCTTTCTTCGGCCTGCCGGCTTCGTCTATCACTTCCGCAATTCTCTGCGTGGCACGGCTGTTGAGCATATGATTGCTCCTTTACCTCACGACAGTCACGAGGCTCTTGTCTTTCTCCTTGATCAGCTACACGAGGGAATGAAGCGCGAACTCAAGGTTCAGATTCTTGCGCCAGCCTCATCGCCTGTTCACGGCGCATTGACCGCCTGGAAGGATCAAGTCGCCCCTCAGTACTCGCCAATTATTGACTACTTCTTTGGTCTGATGGAAGTGCGTGTAACGTGCTCCGGCTGTAAGAATATTAGCAAGCGCTATGAGCTCTTCAATATGCTAAAGGTTGGCTTTCCAGACTTTAAGAGTGCTACCCTCCAGGAGTGCATTGAGGATGACTTCAAGGTTGAGACCATTGATGAGTATAGCTGTGATCACTGCGGGCCGATACGAAAGCCAGCAACGATTGCTCGTCGAATCTGGCGTCTTCCCCACAATCTCATTATCGTTGTACGGCGTTTCAATATGAACGGCACCAAGTGCCACGCGCACCTCAAGGCGGAGCTTAACCAGAAGTTTACTGAGTGGTTCAGCCCTGAGAGCCCTGAGTCAAGCAAGACAGCGACTTACGGAATTGAGTCAATTGTAGACCACCACGGCTCAGCAAATGGAGGACACTATACGGCGCAGGTAAAGAGTCCTCTGACTGGTCTCTGGAATAACTACGATGATGAGAATGTTCACCAGATTATGGATGGATCCAATCCTATTCTGGGGCAGAATTCATATGTTCTGTTTTACAGGCGAAAGTCATCCTAGGTGTAGAATGAATTGCTCCGGCCTGAATCGCTTTGGACCAATTGAAAAGAAAGAGCGTGCTCAGAATGTCCAGGAACAGAAGGAAATGGAAAGTAAATTAGCTGCACTTTTGGCGGCTCGGCAGAAACAGGATTCCATTTGGATCCCGGCGGATCAAGAATCAAAAAAACAAACTGCGTCTTTTTCCAAGAAATCCAAAGCCAGTTCATAATTTTTTTATAGGTATAAAGTATAAAATGCCTAGCCCTCGGTGTGCTCCGTTCATTAACGCTAAAGGTACGTTTAACTCTCAGGCGGCTCTCGGCGTGTTGAATACAATACAGCGCGGCGCGTGTGATGTTGAGGCGATGAAGGTGCGCGCGGCGCTAAGGCCTTCGGCATATGCCCAAGGAGGACGTCGCACGCGCAAGAACCGTAAGGGTCGCAAGGGTGGCAAGAGCCGCCGCAATCGCCACTGAAGGGCGACACCGGCCGCCACTGAAGGGCGACACCATAATAATTTCTGCGTATAAAGTATAAGATGGTGTTCGTTCCCGATTTTCAGGCCACTGCTGCCACTTGCAAAATGTATCAGGATGAGGGTAAATTTAGAACTCTTAAGCCGCAAGGTCCTATGAATGCTACAGATCAACAAAAGTGTGATGGATATTTCTTCATGACAAAGCAAACGCGCCCTGGCACGCCTGAATGGGCGGCGGCGCATCCGGATAAGTTGGGTGGGCGTCGCCGCCGCGGTACGCGTAAGGGTCGCAAGGGAACGCGTAAGGGTCGCAAGGGTGGCAAGAGCCGTCGCAATCGCTACTGAAGGGCGACACCAGCCGCCACTAGAAATCTCTAGAAATCACTAATAACCAACAACAAAAAATGAAAAGTTTTCCTTTTTTATTGTTAGTATACTAAAAATGAGCAATACTCAAGAAGATCCAGTAAGGACCTCTCTAGTCCCTCGCAGTCTTGCAATGACACAAGTTTCGTGTTTCTACTGTAATGCCGATGACTCTAGAATTGAAAGTATCTACTGGCTATTTGGCCTCAAAGCCTGTCCAGATCACAGACAAGCCGCTATTCGTGACTGTAACGCCTACCTACACGAAGAAAAGATGGTTAAGATTGAAGATGCTCTTAGGCATCCTGTACTTGGCCGATTTCTCATCTCTCTTCTTAAGTTACCAAATGGCTTTCCAGTCATTCGCACAAGCGGCGAAGTTCAACCAGGATGGACCTTAGATCGAGGATTTAGTCCTCATAATAAAAAGTTTATCATTCATCACGACGGTGAATGGTCCATTCCTGCAATCTTAGTTAGCCCTGATTCAAATACTGCAAAAAATCTTATGAGATGTACTCCAATTTATAATTTCAAGTTGCCTCATATCTATGAGCAGATCAAAAGTGATCTACCAATTGATTTCTTGAAGCTTCTTGATGATGCTGTGTTTTGCTTACTTGAAGGTATCTATGTAAATGAATTTGAGGAAGTTGAGCAAATTCGTGCCTACAAAGGACAAGAACTACATCCAAATATACCTCAGGCAGAAAATGTGCTCTATGAAGGACGGGTTGTTCAGGTAATTCGTGCACCCGCTGCACCTTCAGCAGCTGTATCACAAGCTAAGGCTACAGATGATCCTACTGAGCCTTCTTGTGAAACGAGATAATGTATTTCGGATAGGCCGCAGCAGCGTGTGGCGTCACAAAGATTGATGGATTCTCTAGATTATCAACTGCTGAATCGTAAGTATCGGTATCGATGACAAGCTGATTCCGGCCAGGACATGTCCGACCAGTAAGAACTGTACAAAGAAACATATAAGCAACTCCGTCTCGTCCTTCCTTCATATAGCTAAAGCTGTATGATGCCTTCTTGGCAAAGTAAGTTCCCTTGCCATATGCGGAAGTCTTGTTATACTCTGGATTGAATCCTCCGGCAGCGATTGAATTAATCGCCTCTTCCGCGGTTCCGTGAAAGAGAAGTTCTTCATTTCCAATTTTCATTTTAAGTTCATCGTAAGATTTCTGGAGAATCGGATTTTGAACTTCCTCGATCCAACAAATGCAGGATTTTGGAAAACTCTCACGAACTCTTTTTGAAATTTGGTCGTAGATCGGATTTGACATTTCAATGTAAATCGTTTTGGTTTTGGAATCTGAGTCGGACATTCGGAAGTACAAAAGTAAAAAAGTGATGAGTCATCAATTTTTTGCTGGTGTTTTTGGTTATTTAGTTATTGTAATCTCTCAGGCATACATTCCTTCAGGCGGCCCATCCGTCTTCTTTCGCTGAGTCAGAAACTTGTCCACGTGCTCCTTCTTCAGAATGAAAGGGAGAGTAAAGTCCTTGATATAGAATGGCAGATCCGGATTATTGAACAGCCGGAGCATATTCAACTTCTGGGCAATCTGTTCCATACACCGCTTCAGTTCACGGACACCCTTCTCCTCCTTGGCATACGTCTCCAGAACGTGCTGCAGCACCTCCTTAGAAATTCCAACCCGCTCCGCCAGATTCACCTCCTTGAGAGCCGTGGGCAGAAGAAACTTCTCGGCAATCTCCATCTTCTCCTTGGATCCGTAGCCTTCCAGATGCACAACAAGGAAGCGATCCAGAAGAACTCGGTCAATCTTGTTGATGTCATTCGCGCTGAAGACAAACATTGCCTGGCTGAGATCCAGAGGAATACCGGAGAGATACTTATCTTCAAACTCAGCATTCTGTGTCGGGTCTGTCAGATGTACCAGGAGATTCTGAATCTCCTCACCCTTCGGAGTGTCACTGATCTTATCCAACTCATCGAACATCAGAACCATCGACATTGACTTGGCCTGAACAAGAGAGTTGACAATCTTGCCACAGTGAGAACCCTCATAAACCATCTGGTGGCCACTGAAGGTGCTGGCATCACTGTCGCCACCAAGAGAGATGAACTGAAACGGCCAGTCAAGCGCCTTGGCAATTCCCTGCTTAATCAGACTTGTCTTGCCAATACCCGGAGGGCCAACCAGGAGAAGGTTCATTCCCCGGCTCTGCGGATTGGTGATCTTGCTGGCAATGAACTGAAGAATCTGAAGCTTGGACTCGTCCTGACCGTAGATCGCCTCGTCAAGACACTTCTTGGCCTTTGACATAAACGCCTGACAGATCTCGGGCCCCTCCTCCACCTTAACCGGGAGTTCCTTGCGAATGCCAAGAGGAAGAGACGTAGCCTTCTCCAGCCAATTGCGCATCTTGTAATACTCGCCACTACCGGGATCAATACTCTGGAGATTGTTGTACTTGGCCATCAGCTGTGCCTGGATCTCCGGAGTTGTCTTCATATTCAGAATCTTAAACATTACAGGCTGATCCTTCGCCTTAGGGCGATTCTCAAGCGCCGTAATCATTCGCTTCTGGTCTTCGTCCTTTAGACTCTTGAACTGATCAATGTGGTCGTCGATCGTCTCAGTCTCAATTGGAGTCGTCATCAGCTTGAAGAAGTTCTGGACGATAGCGGACTCCTTCTTGATCTTGTAGCGCTTCGGGATCATTCGCTCATCCTCCTCGGCCTCACCAAACCCAAAGTTGAGAAGGATGCTGTTGTGGTTCTTACCATCCTCCTCTTCATCTTCGTCATCATCATACTCCTCATCTTCATCTTCATCATACTCCTCATCCTCGTCTTCCTCCTCATCAGGGGTGCCGGACGTAGGAGTATCTTCAGCTTCCTCTTCCTCTTCAGACTTCCGACTCTTGCGACTTGATGACTTCTTTGCTTGCTTTACAGGAGCCCGCGACTTCCGCTTGGGCTTAACCTCTTCCTCTTCTTCCTCTTCGGTCTCCTCCTCACTTTCGACCGGGGCCTTCAACTTCTTTTGCTGCTTCTTGGAAACAGGCCGGAAACTACGCTTCTTTGACTGCCGAGTCTTAACCTGCTCCTCTTCGCTGCTGACTTCCTCCTCGGAGGTTGTGTAAGCAATAAGACCCTTTACGTTACCACGGCTGTCTACATCATCATCGTCATCGTGAGCGCCACCGCCACGCTTCTTATTGAGCTTAGGACCAATATCACGCTTCTTGGCAGAATCCTTCTCCTTCTTGTCATCCTTGGCGGAACGATTCATCCTGTTTTCCTTCTTTAGATTACGATCCATCAAAACGCGCTAGTACAATTTTTAATGGTACTGGCGTGTTCAATTTTTAGGTAAAATTAGGTCATTATATGAGCAGTATCTGCTATTATATTTAGCGGCGATTCCTGTTGCTGCGATTCCTGTTTGAGCGATTCCTATTGCTGCGATTCTTGCGATTCTTGCGTCTTGTGCCAGTCACAAGACCATTCACACCGCGATTTAGACCATTAGCGAGGGCTCTACCCGTGTTCGCAACACCACCCGTTACATTTCTGGCAACTCTACCAACGGCTCTCGTTGCCGTATTTGTAGCATATCCGCTTGATCTTAGAAGACTATTAGGAAAAGACCATAGACGACTCACGAATCCAGCCTTACGAGTTGATCTACGATTTACCATTTCTATCTTTACGCAGTATTTTTTGCTTTACCGCCCAATAAATCTAAAAGATCCATACACGCAAAACGGGATTTCGAAGAAAGACCTGGAACAGTGTCTCTAGGTTCATCAATCCAGATACCTAGCTCTTTTTGTAAGATAGAACAAATGAGTTGATGAATTTCGTAGGAAATCTTGGCACAACAGAGGCGCCGTAGACAATCAAAATACTCCTCAACTGTCTCTTTGTATTTCTCATTATGAATACATTCTTGAATACATCTTTTGAGAGTCTCAAGAGTCATTGCGATTGTTTTAGCATCTAAGACTTGTAATGCTGTAAGCTCTGCTAAAAACTGGCTGTAACCAAGTCGGCATTTACGATCGACTTTGGTTTCCTTCGTTTCAGTCGCATCCCAGATATCAAGATAGGTTGTATGAAGTGTCTGAATCTCTTCAAGAATAACTGGATATTCCTTTTGTATGTCCGCAAGAAGTCTTGCGAATAATGAGCAATACTTATCTTCAGCGGCAGCCTTACGGAAAACAAGCCATGTGAATTCGCGCACAAATTCCCGCTGATCACTGCCGAGGATCTGAAAGAGAAATCCCTTGACGTCATCATATGTCTTTTCACTAAAGACATTAAGCTTGTTCAGGATTACAGTATTAAGAATCTGATCATCACCAACTTTGGAGCCATTGTGAAAGCGGCTTACGTAACGCGCCGGAATCTGAGATTGTGCCTGTATCTGTGTTACAGGTGAAGAAGGTCTAGCCGTATTTACTAAAGTATTTGTAAATGAGGGTGTTGTATTTACTACTGTCTTAGGTGTTTGGGATTGTAAAGAGGCACTTGATGTAAACCGAAATGGAGGGCCTGACTGCGGCGTCTGCGGCGTCTGCGGCGACTGCGACGTCTGCGGCGTATGCCTCCAACGATTTGAGGATGACTGTACTTGCTGTGGTGCTTGAGAATATGTGTGACCGTTCGACTGTTTATGTCTCCACGATACCGATTCGGTACGACTCGTCTCTTGTCCACTCCTTACCCTGATGGACTGAACACGTTTGCGCAATTCATCAGAGACTGACTGGAGGGCTGGCCTCAAAGCCAAAATCGATTCGACCTGAATACTAAGATTCGTGGCCATATACTTAAGAGTATTCATTTTTGGTTTAGGTTCTGAAAGAATCTTTACCATAGAAACTTGCGGGTTTTTAGTTAGCCCTCATTCCTTCAATCAAACCAGGATGGAGGCAGATCACTTACTTCAAGAATGCCGGATAGAAGCAGTGTTAGATTCACTTACAATTCAATCGGAATCAGGTCGTAATGTCTTCAAGGCGCAGTGTAAAAAGAGAGCGACAAATCCTAAGGTATTAGCTGCGCGATCGAACGGTTGGACTACATTGTTGGCAAATACATCATCCAATTGGAAAGACCATGTATCTCACCTTTTGGCAAATGAGAAGATCCTTCGCGAAATGGACCCGGCGACAGCATCCGCATCACAGCAAGAAGATTGGTCACAGATTCTCTTTACAGGCGAATTTGCCTCACTGAATTTTCTTCCATTCTTTCTGATGTATGTGGCAGTCAGTAAAATCTTTCTGGCACCGTTGATTGCGTGGACAATGCCGTTTATGACGATGATTCTGCCTTTCTTTGCCTTACGATTTGTCTATGGAATACCGATTACATGGGATGATTACTGGAGAACAATGAAACCGATGATCTTTGGATCTTCTGATAAACCATTTTCTATGTCAAGTTTGCTTCAGTGGGGCTCAATGATAGTATCATACGGTCACGGAATGTACTTGCCGTATACAAATGCGAAACACTGCCATGCGATTGACCAGAAGATGCTTGATTGCTCGAGGGCACTTACAGATTCAATCAAACGCCTTGACGCTATCTCAAAAGAATGGTCTGCGTTAGGATTAAGAAAATCGTGGAGGTTTCCTGACGTATCTTTTTACGGAGATGAGCGCCAGGTAATTGCTTGGTTAGTTGAGGATAAGACTCTTTTGCCGAGCCTTTACAAGGCCATTGGGTTAGTAGAAGTTGCCGCAGCAGTGACTTCAACACCCCATATTGTCCCTGTGAAATGGTCACAGAGTGCTACGCCGTACTGTAAAATGGTCGATGGAGTTGATCCGCTATTAAAACAAAAAGATCGTGTACCGTTTACATTGGTGATGGGTCAGATGTCGCATCACGTGATTTGTACAGGACCAAATCGGGGTGGAAAGTCAACGTTTTTAAGATCTGTCTTGACTAATTTAGTAATAGCACAAGGATGGGGATTTGCCTTTGCGACTAGCTGTACATTAACACCGGCTGAATGGATTCTGAGTAGTTTACGGCTTGAAGATCGTCCCGGTGCTCAAAGTCTATTTGAACGCGAAGTTAATGTTGCGGGCGAAATTCTGAAGCGAGAGCGCAAAGGAACTTCTCGTGGCTGGATACTTATTGATGAACTCTTTCACACAACAAATCCACCGGATGCTGCTACGGCAAGCCAAGTCTTTTTACAGCAGATTTGGAAATCCAATCGTGTCTCAAGCATTGTGAGTACTCATTTATTTTCGCACGCTGAGAATGCGCCTTCACACGTACAGCGCCTGTGTGTAGATTCTGAAAAAGATTTAGAATCCAATACAATCTTATATAAATACACGGTGATTGAAGGTCTAAATACAATGAGCAGTGTTGAAGAGATTTTACTGGAGTCGGAAGTCCTTATGCCTGATGCTTTATCCTCAGATGCGGTTTCTTGGACTCTGAAAACATCGACAATGGACATAGAATAATATGAACGACGCCTTGATGATTGGTATTGTTTTGACGCTCGTGTTTGGCGCCGTTATCTTTTATTTGTACAATCGCCTATCAATGACTGAGCGTAAGCTTGGTCTATTTGAGGGTATCTTAACGGATCTTAAGATAATGATGGATGCTGCACCGTTTTCGATGGCTCCTCAAACTCACCAGCACAACGATATGAGAGAATTTGAACCGTCACCTGAATACTTGAATGCTATTTCCGGGCCTATTCCGCTACAGAAGGAGGATGTCGAAGATGTTACGCCTGAGGATGAGTACCAGCAGACGCTTGAGCAGGCGTTAGAGCAGGCAGCAGCGAGCGAAACAAAGGAGTCAAAGGAAAATAGTTATAGAACATTACAGATTGACGATTTGAATGGCCAGATCGCGCCGATTCAAGTTACGAAACTCTCTCCGGACTTGGAATTAATGACTGTAAAGGAACTTCAAACATTTGCGAAAACGAAGAATATCTCAGTGCCGAATGGAATTAAGCGTAAGGATCTGATTGAGCATATCAAGAAGTCTCTTACGGGTACCTCAGCAGTGGTAGCACCGCTAGCGTCGCTATCGCAAGTACAGACGCAGTTGGAGGGTCCGCCGATTCAGGAAGGCGCACCTCTTGAATAATTTGAGATTCTACAGTACCGATAGATGGACAGCCAGCGATTCAATGAACGCACAGCACCTGATTTAACTCCTAAGACAAGTCAAAGATATACTCAAAAAATCGTGGAAACGAAGCAGGTGCCTGGAAAGATGACGGCGCCGATTCAGGACAGCCGATTTCCTGGATATGCCGCTGTAATGGATGATGGTCGTCTAGTGACAGATTACAGAACACATTGCGCACAGAATTTCAATCCCAAGTACGGTAATGCTGTGCGGCAGTGGATGCAGAAGAATGCTGAGGGTATTCGCCAGGTCACTCGGAAGCGACAGATGGATTCACTGGGTGGTGCCTTCTGGAGCACGACGTATGTGCCGCCTGGATCAGTTACTCAGCAGTGTACAGAGTACGAGTGCACAATGACATCTAGCAATGATCGAAATGGCATTGGTCTGGTTCGTAAGGAGCGTGTGCCTCCGCTATTTGGTACATTTGAGCCGACGAGCTGGCCGCCTGAAGAAACAAACACGTCCTTAACGACGGTGTTTGAGGGTGGGCGGAATACGCCGAGAGGGCGCGAGTTCAATGTTTGGGCAGACAAACCGGTTCACGCGGCTGATGGAAAACGTGGGGTTCCTGGTTAAATATCTAGTAACAAATCAAAAACAAACAAGAAATTGTAATTTCTTATTTGCTTTTTTAGTTAGTGTCATTTATTCAGTCGGTCTATTCCACTGGGTGGTCTTGGTAGCCGCATTGTAGTAAAACGGCTTGCCACTTTTACCGACGTGTTGAGTCCAGCCGGCAGACAGTTCTGCTTCAGGGACAACTGTTACAGGTGCAGGTGAAGGAATAGAAAATGGTGCTGCAGGTGCTACAGCAGGTGCTACAGCAGGGACCGCAGCTGTTACAGCTAGCTCCTCAGCAACTGCTTCTTCTGTTTTTAGTTCATTTCCATTTGACTCAGTTAAAAGCGTAATATCTTGAGCTGGTGGTATGCCAGTAAAGTCAACATAGATATTTTTCTCTTTTTCACCTTCTACGTTAACAATGGTATCTTGAGGCATACCTGTAGGAATCGTACTTAGCATTACAAGAGGCTTAGGACCACTGGGTTTGGGTCCAGGGAATGACCCAGCAGCAAACTTCTTAGACAAGGCGCCGACAACCTTGGCCTTCTGAATAGATACAATTTCAGCAGTGCGATCTGCCTTTTGCTTTTCATGTGTCTCATTATTAACATTAGAAACGGCTGAAGACGCAGACAACTTGGCAGAGGCAGCCGCAATGGTCGCTAGAGTTGCAGCAGATGCTGCACTCTTCAGACTTTCATCAGCAATTTTCTTGATCTTGCTATCGAGGTCTGTCAGAACCATTTGCTTGAGAATACCCTTCTTGTAGGCAATATTGACGGCGGCTTCTTGTGCTATTTTCTGTAGACGAGATCCAGTATCTACAAAGACTTTCGTGTGCTCGAGTTCACCGGCGATATCAGGCTTTCTGACATCGGTCGCTGACTTGAACTCAACAATAAATGCTTTAATTACATTTTCAGGGATCGACGGCGATTGTTCAATGAGACGATCGAGTTCAACACGGAACATTTTCATAAAGGCAAAGGCGTCCATACGTTCCTTCGGATGAAGTGAGAGTTCAATGCCGATAAGACGATTGAATTTTCCCCAAGAAATTGCGGCAGTGCGGTGGGCTTCAGATCCACTGGCATATCCAAGTCTGTTCGCAATTGTGGTCAGAATACCGGAGATAATGGAGAGGCCACCAAGACCAAGTTGCGCATAGTTTTTAATTGTCGGATCATTGACAACTGATCCGAGAGCAAAATTTGCCGCGCCGGTTACTGTTGACAGAATAATAATCGGAAACATCAGACTCTGGTCGCTTTGGTAAAAAATACGACCGGTGCGCTCGTGCATCCAGCGATAGCAAGCAGCCTTATCAGCCCATTCGGCAAATAGATGTTCAAGTTCCTTGGTCCAGCCATTGTTGAAGCGCTTCACCTGGGGCTCAGGCGTTTTTTCGCCAGGCGTAGCGCCACCTGTATTAGTTCCGCCGGTTCCAGCCCCAACAGCGGCTGTTTTCGTGTTTGAATTTAAATCAGAAGTACTGTCCATCTAACTAACCTAAACAAACTGTCTCAAGAGAAAAGAAGATGTTATCCCTCGACATAGGGATTAAGCATTTAGCTTATTGTGTTGCGGATGCGAGTGGATCTATAGTTACAATTAAACACTGGTCTATTGTAAATCTTACGAATCTAAATGATAGTCCAAAGGCTATGTGTGTTACGTGTGGAAAGGGAGCAAAGGCAAAGGCACCTATTGGATTTGTCTGTGGTCGCCATATACCGAAGGATAAACCGCAGATCTTTGATGAGGAAACGGGAAAGCCGATTAATAAGATGCCGACGATTGCTCAGATGACAGCATTTTGTATTGCACGTGGTTTAGAATCAAAAGGAAAGAGGCCAGAATTGCTAACTCGTATTGAGGCCAATGCGACCTTACCTCTTGCCAGGCAGCAGAAAGCAGCGTCATTTGCTGAAAATACGTGCGGCCTTCACGATTCTATCCGGGAATGGATTCAACGGGATTGGGTTCACCTATCGGAGGTGAAACACATTTATATTGAACATCAGCCTGTCTATAAGAATCCTGTAATGAAGACTGTACAGATCCTTATTTTTGCGACGTTGAGAGATATGTTTTTAGCCGCAAAGAAAAGCCCGGCATTTCACTTTGTACACGCTGGCAAGAAAGTAAAGGGAGTCGCAGCAGGTAATGAGGGATACAAGGACAGAAAGTTAGGATCTGAAGAGCGTGTACGAAAGTATCTGGAACCCTTTGCTGCGACGTCGACAAATGGTCAATGGTATCGCTGGTGGCAGGCACAGAGCAAGAAGGACGATGCTTCAGATACATTGTGTATGATTCTGGATAGTGTTTGATTTTGCGTATAAAAACATACTTAAAAAAGACTGCTGGAACGGAGAAAGATGAGTGGCAGTGTTACGATTCAAGATCTACAGAACGCAGCGACTGAACTTGGTCCTCCGATTCAGATATCATCTGAAATTGGAAATATCATTGAGGTCAATGATTTAAATGACGATTTAGGCTTGAACTTGCTGGCAAATCAGAACAAGTCGAATAGTTTCCAATCACAGGCGCAGCCATCTTTCGGACAGGCGCAGCCATCCTACGGATCAGCGCCTATTCGTCTATCAGCGCCTGATGAATCAAGCAAACCCCTCCAATTTGATAGTTTAGAGCCGATTGACCTTAATACATTTAATACCACGCAAGCCCCGGCATCAACTGGCTTTGGCTTACCTGAAGTGACAATAAACAGAGAGTCTAGCCCGTATGAGAATAACCAGAGTTCATCAGCAGGCCCGAGTATTTCCTTGACGTCTGCACCGCCTCGTGATCTCGAGAAAGAGCGTGCTGAGAAGGCAGAGTACCTGAACAAGTTACAGCGTCTGGAGTCAAAGGGATTTCCTGTATCTAAGCGGTTCACAATGGATAACTCACTTGATGAAGTCAAGCAGGAGTTTACTCGTTTAATTGATGCTAGAAATCTCGAGTCTAGTCTCCGTTTTCAGCGTCAGATGCTGATGGGTGCTATCACAGGAATGGAGTGGCTCAATAACAAGTTTGACCCGTTTGATATCAAGCTAGAGGGTTGGTCAGAGTCTGTTCACACAAATGTTGAGGACTTCGATGAGATCTTTGAAGAGTTGTATGATAAGTACAAGGAGCGTGGCAAGATGCCACCTGAGATGCGTCTTATGTTCGCGGTTGCGGGCTCAGGATTTATGTGCCACGTGAGCAATTCATTTTTCCGCAGCAAGATGCCTTCGATGGACGATGTACTCCGTCAGAACCCGATGTTGGCAAAGCAGATGGCGCAGGCGGCTGCATCACAGGCGGGACCGGGCTTTGGCAACTTTATGGGAATGGCGATGGGTATGCCGCCTGGAATGGCTCAGCAACAGGGTGTTCCGATGATGTCACCTTCGGTGAATCCTATGGATCCGCCTGGGCCGACGGGTGCTTTCTTCGGTGCCTCAGGAAGAGGTGCGCCGAATCCGAGCCCCGCAGCACAGGCCGCGTCTGCTGTGCCGCAGCGGCGTGAGATGAAGGGCCCGTCAGGCGTAGATGACATCCTCAAGACATTTGAGGAGGTTCGTCGTACGGAACTTGAGTCAATGGGTCGTGCGCCACCGCCGAATAATTCCACTCAACCGGCAATGGTTGCTGCGGAACTTCAGAGTGTAGCTTCGGAAGATATGGCGAGCCAGGCTGAATCAACACGTACAGGTGGTGGTTCAGGAAGGAGGCGTGGACGCAAGGCGGCACCCGTAGGAAATATACTTTCAATGGACGCCTAAAAATGTAGATATCTATACGCGATTTAAAAAATTATATGGCTTTCGTGTATATTCATAATCTTCAGAGGTTTTCTTTTGAATGATAATACAATTTTGTACAAATGTAATAGATCGAATCATTGATCGTGTTTCCTTTGAAAAATAAGAAGAAAGTGTTACTTCTTGTTCTTTTTTATCGTTTTCATTCATATAATATGAATTCACATCATCTGCGAGATATTTAAATAGTTCAACACAAGATTTGGGATTATGGTATCCATATCTCGTTGGGTATGAATAAATGTGCTCACGTTTCCAATAGGATGTTTCTATATCTTCAATGATGTATACTCCACCTGGCTGTAGGAGTGTATCAAAAAATAAATTAAAAGTTAAGATTTGGTGTTCAGGAATGTGTGATCCATCATCATTTATAAAATGGATTGGTTCTCTATTTTGTAGCGATGCGCATACATCTTGTAATTGATTTAATTTACTTTGATCACACTTGAATACTTCATAGCGATCTCCTTTCTTTTCAACACCAATATCAATACCGTAAATCTTAAATTGTGAAAAATACTCTAACCAGAGAGTCAATGAATTACATTCTTGAATGCCGATTTCGAGCATTGCTCCTCCTTGATTCCGAAATTTTTCAATATACTGAGGAAAAAAACGGTGATATCCGTGGCTAATTATTTTATCGGTTCCTGCTTCAAGACCTATGCGTTTAAATTCATCCATACTAAAAAAAACTATAGAATCTTTAGACCACTAGACTAAAAATCGTTCGTGAATCTCTTCATTCGGATCAAATAGTAAGTTCCAAATTCTTTCAAAGGTCCAAGGATCAATATATTCACTTGTATCACCAAATATATTTGTTTTTGATAATTTAAGAAGATGAGTCCAAAAAGAGAGAGGTTTAGCTTGTATATTTTTCTTTGGAACAATATATTGTGCACCAGGATAAAAAGATAAAGGAGTAGTGATATTATTTTTAAAAATATGTTTTGTATTTGCAAGGCTATACCACTTCATTCCTCCAGTCGCAGTGTTATCAATAAAAGTCGATTGATATGCTGAATGAAAACTTGAATTAGCATTTTCATTATTAACTAATTGAATAAACTTATTTTTATCTTTTTCAAACAAATAAGCATGATCAAATGGATTTCCCTGAAGAAAAATAGTTACTTCTGCCAATGTAGTATACTGATTGACAATATGATATAAAAATGTATTTGCTTCACGTCCAAGATTTTTAAGATGAATTGAATTTTTGATTGGCGTATCAGATTTATCATAAATTACATAAGGGTGCTGTAAATCTGAAATCCAACTAATATCTTCTTCATATTTTGAAATGACAATTTCAACCTCTTTCATTTATACGTAATAGTTTTATAACTGCTCTACTTTAGACCAAATGGCATTTGAAATGCCCGTTTAGACCAACTGGCATTTAGATCGCTAATCTATTTATTCATCTATTGATACAGATCTATCAATGGCAATAAGACCTTGTACGCCAAGTCTTTTAATATATTGAGGTTTAACTTGAAATGTTTCGTAGAACACTTTTTCTAAACTATAAATTGAATCTGAGTAAAAATTATTAGAATAGGAAAGTATACGTTTATATTCATTAAGATAGGCTAAAGGATACGAATACAGAACAGTGCTGACTTGTGTACCATATAATTTAAATGTAGGTAGTTCAAGCGAATAGGCTAATTCATCAAAATGAGGCGATAACCAATACCGACCTGATAATTTAAAAAGCCTGCGAAAAGGTATTTGAGGTAGTGTTTCAAGAAAACGGAGAATTTGTCTTACTTCACCATATCCCTTTTTTATAGATTCAGTCGCTTCAAGGACCCACTTATCCTCTGAATAGTCACAAAAATAATCTACATTCTTTTGAAAATAGTCTTTTTCATTATCTGTGAGTTTAGATGCTTCTAACAGAGCAATTTTTGCTGAAGGGCAGCGTAATCGGATTGATTCAATTGACTTTTTTGTATGCTCATATCTTTCTGTATCAGTATATGCGCTGCGAATATTCGTGTAAGTCCATCCAATAGATGGATTTACATGAATAACACTTGTAATAATAAATAAGTCCATACCGTAGTATTCTGTATACTATTTAGGCATTATAAGTCCAAAGTCCTCTTAATACTTTTTGATAATTATTATGTACTTCAATATGTTTACTCGGCACACTTGATCCAAGATTTAATGGTGTACCCGCCTGCTGTTGAAGCCTTGCGTGTTTTTCACTGAGCCGTTTAAATATTTCTTGCTCATCAGCCGTTAGTGATTCAGTAGGCTGTTTAGTTGACTCTGATTGTTCGTGACCATACCCTTGAAATAGATACATTGAACTGTTTTCATTGAGTAAATAGCTTACAAGTAAGATAATCACAATTGAAAGCATACCTGCGATAATAAGATTACGTGTTGCCACAAAGAAAATAACAAAAATAATTATACGTCGAAACCAGGGTTGATTCATAAATTTCTCTTGGCCTTTGCTAATCTCCATTGGCAAGAATCGACCACCTACGTTCAAAAGAAAGATCGCCGCAGCAATGGTATAAGGTGACGAAGCAACTTGTACGACTGCTGATTCAAAAGGCCCCGAAGGAGTTATAGCTGCTGGAGGAGGACCACCAAAGCTCATCTAACGTTTAATACTAATTTATGTAATCTGAATCATATTGACAATATACATCACAACAGCAACAGCTGATAGGATACCAACGCGTGGACACCATTCCGCTCCTAACCAAACCACAAGTAGCAGAAGAAACCGCCAAAGTGGCGATGCCCACAGTGCTACCATTGTAGATGGATAGGGTGTCCGGAGAGACAACCCTTCGAACACATTCCACCCAAGTAATGCGAAAACAAGTATAAGTCTAAAAACTCCGTCAACTACCCCTACGGGAATTAGGGTATCTAACTCCATCTACTTTGAAGATGAAGAATCGGAGGGTCCAGACGATGACATTGCACCACCTGAATTTGTGCGATTATCAGAATCTGAGACGGCGCCTGTAATTACTTTATCGGCGGAGATGGCAACAGGACGTTCACCGAGGACTTTTTCTACAAACCAACGATTTGTAGTACTAATAATTTTGGTTGTATTGACTGTATCAGTTACTGGTTGATTTACATCAAATCCTTCCTCTTGATCTTCAGTATTGATTCGAGCAAAAATAATAAGAACGACGGCAGCAGCAAGAAGACCCGTTGACCAATCAAGAAGAAGTGTAAGTACTAAAGGAAATACAAAAAAGAAGGTGGAACCAACAACGTTTGATAAGAAAAGAAGGTCTTTCCGGGGACAGATTTCAACAAATGTGCCTACAACCATAAGTCCAATCACTGTCAATAATGTCGCAGGTTTCACAAGTACAAAATGCGCATTATCCATCCAAGTAAGAAGACTTGGATCTTGAATCGGGCCTGGTAAAGCCATTCTGGCTTCGAGCGAGAAACAAATGCGCAAAAAGACATCGGCTCTCGTTAGAAGAGGGATGGACTTTGCTTCCCTGCAAGACGCATTTCCAACATTTGGCCACGAGCCGATAAAAAAGAAAAAGAAGTCGCGGCGGATGCCTTATGCCGATGAATCTCCTTCGACGGAAGGACATCCTTCGACGGAAGGTTTCCAGGATACGCCTCCTACTGACCCTGATCGTCCGGCTGTACAGAGAATGAATGATGTTCCTTCAATGAATCGGTCACTCGATAATGCTGATGAACTCGGTAATCTTGTAAATCAAGATACACTTTTTATGTTAAAGAGCACCGGTACGACAGCAATGAATTCGTTACCCACACCGCGATCGATGATTCGAAATAGCCAAACGAAAGCACCGAGTTTTTTTGGTGCTGAGCCATTTCAGAATCCGTCTGAAGATACAAATGCTCTTTTTTCCAATCGGACTGATGCGCCGAATGGATATATGTTAGATGCTGATTTCACAAAGAGTTTTGATCAGACTGGATTTGGAAAGGCGACGAATTCCCCCCTTCCAACTCCTGAACTCCGGCAGCGATGGAAGCCTTTGTCAAATGGTGTTGATACCGCATTTGTGAGTACGCGGAAAAGTAGTCAGTTTTCTGGACTTGATACAAGTGATATTGATGCAATGAGATCCAAACTAGACAGTCTTATGGCTCGTTTAGATGATTTGGAAAATAGACACGCCAACACAAATCCGCAAATGGAGATGTTGGCCTTTATAATGACAGGGCTCTTCTTGATGTTTGGCCTTGATGTTGCTGTGCGGAAATCTGCTGGAATGCGACTCTTAAATGTGAGATAAATCTATAAACGGATTATAGAAAATGAAGGGATTACAACAATTTCTTTCAGTGATGTTCTTTTACATCATCTTGTCGTATGTTATAATGCCGTTGGCATTTTATTACTTGGGTGATAAAACTCTGATGAGTGCCGGTAACGGATTTATCGTGGGCAGCTTAGTATCTGTTGCTCTGTGGTTAACATTTCGTTCATCGATACTTTAGATAGACCTGTAAAACTCCCATTGTAAATCTTTACAGATCTTCTCCCAGATTTTGTCTTGAGCGTAGAGCTTATCCCGATTTTTTAGGAGAGGAAAGCAATGAAGAAAGCGATCAAGTTCAAGGAGCTCACATAACTTGTACAGAACATAGGAATAGGATAAGAAATTGGATCTGTCGGCAGGGCAGTGCTTTTGAAAAGACGGCTGAATCTCTTTGAAGAGATACCGCAGTTTTTCCTCAGTTTCACGATCCATTACTGGCGCTGTATGGCCATTCAGGCGGCTCAGAATATGAGGGACATGTTCATAGTACGAGTTAAACTTTAACTTCTTCAGAATCTCACGGATCTTAGTTCTGTTTAATGACGATGCTTGTAGGCGCTCCTTCTTAATTTGATTTAAGATAGCTTCAAAAACTTCTTCAGGGATTTCAGTGCTTTCCTTAGCTTGGAATTGCGCAAGCCACTCGTTAAAGTGGTTAATACGCTTATAGGCATAATACGAAACTTCACGGGGCGGGTCCTTATAACTGGGCTTATCGGAATCCATAAGGATGAGCTTATGAAATCCACATTCGGGACAGGAAATTGTTGCGTCATTGACAGATACTTTCATATCTTCACCGCAGCCGTCACACTGGAATGACGTATCGTTCAAGGCGTGACTAGGTCGATTGTAGTGGGGGTCCATACGCTGTAAATACTGATCAAGAAGTTGATCACGTCCGAGAGTTTCTTCTTTGTGACCGTGGCCTTGGCTACTTTGGGAATAGGAGGGATGTGCGATAGGGGCTGGCAAAAGATGAGTTCCACTGGCATCTTGGCGAGACGCGTTTTCGAGCGCTTCAAATACACTTCCGGGCCTGGCTCTGTCTGCGACCGAGATGATATTATCGGCACCTCGGTTAATTCTGTCTTGGATGTCATAATACTGAAAAAGTAAGTCCCCTGTTTCTAAAAAATAATCAAACATCGCATCTTTTTTGTCGACTTGATTAATCTTTTGCTGAATCTCCTTGATATCTTGTTCATATCGGTACCGTTGCATTTCTTCAGTTTCTTTATTTAGTTTATCTTGAATTATGCATTGCTGATCTTTCCAGACTGTAATCTGCTCACCTACGTCTTTTATCTTTGATAAATAATGTTGATGAACAGTATCTAGAGTTGTGCGTGCCTCTGGATTCGACCGCTTCGAAGGCCGTATTTTGAAAAACGGGTCGCTCATAGCTAGACTGCTACAGGCTTCCTAATACCATTCTTTAGCCCTGGTTCAATATGACTGGATATGCGGGTTCATATGTCAAAAACACACCCCGGGTGAATTGGACAAAAGGTGAATTGGACAAAAAGTTGGAAAAGATGAAATGTCTCTAAATCTTTAGCCGGCGAAAATTATTTTCTCTGGTAGGGGTATAATCAAATGACGGGTGGTGGTTTAATGCAGCTCGTTGCCTATGGCGCCCAGGACGTTTACCTCACAGGTAACCCGCAGATCACCTTCTTCAAGGTGGTTTACCGCAGACACACTAACTTCGCGATGGAGGCGATTGAGAACCCGTTCAACGGCTCCCCGGGCTTCGGTCGCCGTGTGACGTGCACGATCCAGCGCAACGGTGACTTGATCTACCGTATGTACCTCCAGGCCACGCTCCCGTCAGTCACGCTGCAGACGGCCGACGGCTCTGGCGCCCAGTTCCGCTGGCTCAACTGGGTTGGTCACCAGCTTGTCAAGAGCGT